GTCAGTGGTGGATGGATCAGTCCCAGCGAGCACTAGCTAACAACTCTGCTATCTATAAGGAACGACCCGACATTGGTTTGTTCATGGAAGAGTGGAAGTCACTTTACGAGTCTAAGTCAGGTGAGCGTGGTATCTTCAATCGCGCGAGCGCGAAGGCAACTGTAATCAAGCATGGTCGTCGCGATCCTAACTATGACTTTGGTACGAATCCTTGCTCCGAGATTATTCTACGCGATAAGGAGTTCTGTAATCTATCAGAAGTTGTTGTCCGTGAAACAGACACGATGGAAACGCTCAAGGAAAAAGTCTACTGGGCAACTATCCTAGGAACATGGCAGTCGACTCTCACCAACTATCGCTATCTATCATCAGCATGGAAACGCAACTGCGAAGAAGAGCGTTTGCTTGGTGTATCTATGACAGGAATTATGGACAATGAGCTCACAAACGGAAAGCTACCAGGACTTGAAGGTCGCTTGGCAGAATTACGTCAAGTTGCTGTCGCCACGAACGCAAAGTTTGCTAAAGAATTGGGCATTCCGCAATCTGCTGCTGTTACCTGCGTTAAGCCTTCTGGCACTGTTTCTCAGCTTACTGATGCTGCTTCTGGGATTCATGCTCGTCACAATCCTTACTATATACGCACTGTTCGAGCTGATAAGAAAGACCCACTGGCTGCTCTCATGATTGACGCTGGTGTTCCAGTCGAAGATTGTGCGATGCGTCCGAACAATGTGTATGTGTTCTCGTTTCCAATGAAGGCTCCTGAGAACGCTGTGTTCCGTACCGACATGACCGCTATTGAGCAGTTGGAACTCTGGGTCACTTATCAGGATCACTGGTGTGAGCATAAGCCATCTGTCACTATTTCCGTAAAGGAGCATGAATGGCTCGACGTTGGAGCGTGGGTTTATAAGCATTTCGACAAGATGTCTGGTGTTTCATTCCTTCCGTTCTCGGATCACGTGTACGCGCAAGCGCCTTATCAGGATTGCACCAAGGAAGAGTACGAAGCGTTCGCTGCTAAGATGCCTAAGTCAATCGACTGGAATCGTTTGAGAGATTATGAAAAGACTGATACTACAACGGGAGCACAAGAACTTGCTTGTGTGGCTGGTGGATGCGAGATCTAATCCATGCCAGAGAAAGATATCTCCTGCCCATGTGGTGAATGTGAATACACAGTAGTATACGAAAAGCGCGGAAAGAAACTGGAGCCAGTCTACTGTCCTTTCTGCGGAGCCGACGCCGAAGAAGATTTGATTGAAGAACTCGAGGAAGACGAGGACGAGTAATGCAATCTGCTAAAGAACGATATGAAGCAATACTACAGAAACTAGATACTATTCAAGCTAACATTCATCTTGTTGAATCTGATAAGCTTGATGAAATGACTGCTGAAATTGATAAGCTTGAACTCGTTCTGAAGCAGCTCGAAGATCTTTACGGCGACGAACTGTAACAACTATATAAGTTCATGACATATGAAAATGCGTGGACTTTCAACGATAAGGAATTTAACAGTGAAGATATCGGGGATGCGTATGGCTTCGTATACCTTATCACCACACCAGAAGGCCAGAAGTACATCGGCAGAAAGTACTTCTGGTCTATCAGAAAGGTTAAGGGTAAATCGCGTCGTCAACGAACCGAATCCGACTGGAAAACATACTACGGATCTAGTGATGTACTCAAAGCCAAAATCAAAGAATCCGACAAAAGACTCTTTCGAAGAGAAATTATATCTTTACACAGCACCAAAGGTCGTGTAAACTACGAAGAAGTAAAAGAGCAATTCATCAATGGCGTCCTAGAAAGTGACGACTATATCAATGACAATATCAATGGAAAGTGGCACCGTGGACCAGAACACATCACAAGCAAATCAAGATTCTCTTCCCTCGCATCTCGGGGGTCATCTAAACAAAACTCACACTGATCGCGGAACACTTCTTTATCTCATGGAAAAGTATAATATCAAGTCGTTCCTAGATATTGGTTGCGGTCCTGGTGGCATGGTTCAAATTGCCAACTGGCGCGGACTTGATGCGTTAGGTATCGACGGCGACTGGGAAGTCCGTAAAGAACCAGAAGCTAAGGTTCTTATTCACGACTACACAACTGGTCCTGCTCCGCTTGAAGCTGCGTCGCTTCGTATTGCGTTTGATTTGGGTTGGAGCGTAGAGTTCCTTGAGCATGTTGAAGAACAGTATCTTGATAACTATATGCAGGATTTTGCTCGCTGTAAGTATGTCGTTTGCACTGCTGCTGGTCCTGGTGCTCCTGGTCATCATCACGTGAACTGTCAACCGGCCGAGTATTGGCATGCTGTGTTCGACAAGTATGGTTTCGACTATGATGACGAAACGACTCAGGAAATTCGTTTGAAGAAGTCGAATATGCAAAAGCCTTTCATGCAGCGCACTGGGATGTTTTTCGTTAGGAGATCGTGATGATTGAACCGATTCGTATTTTCGTGGGTACTTCATCTAACAATGAAGATTCCGAAGCTGAGATGGTGCTGGAGTACACATTAAAGAAACACACAACGCACCCTATTGATATCACGTGGATGCGTCAGACGCGAGACGAAACTTCTATTTGGGGTGGATGGGAAACAGATCGCTGGTCTACGCCATTCAGTGGATTCCGTTGGGCTATTCCGGAGGCTTGCAATTTCAATGGTCGCGCTATCTATATGGATGTGGATCAGCTTAATTTGCGTGATATCGCTGATTTATATGCTACTGATCTACAGGGTCGTGCGATGGCTGCTAGGCGCGGTGCTCGCTTTGGTGGTCACGAGTTTTGTGTCATTGTTATGGATTGTGAGCGCCTTGGTGATTTTCTTATGCCTGTGGCCCGTATGAAACCTAATCGCGATGCGCATCATAGATATATCAATATGTTCTCGGGTACAGATCAAGTGTTTGACTTAGACCCACGCTGGAATTGTCATGATGGCGACGGTTTAGCTCTTGACAATATCTGGCATCTACACTATACTAAAATGAGTACGCAACCTTGGAGACCTAAGTGGTTCACTGGCAAGGCTGAAGAGCACCCGCGCCAGGATCTAGTCAAGCTATGGCACGATATGCGAGCCGAAGCAGTTCTCAATGGTTGTACTCCTGTGTTGAATAATGACACATACGGCGACTATAACATCATAGGAAGATAACATGAGTTTTCGTGAACATATGGGTGGTGCTATGGCTATCTTTGACCATATGTATTTCCTTAAGAAAGAAATTGCGTATCTAGAAAAGTATGCTGAGATAAATGGTCCGCATGATATGGGGCACATTCATACAACTATTGGTGTTCTGAGAACACGCTATCTTGAATGCAAACAGTTCTCAGACGACTTCATGAAAGCTGCGCGACCTTTAATTGAAGTTATGGATAATATCGAATGAAACTATTTGCTTCCTGCGATTCCAAGTATCTTCGCGTACACGCGCCCGCGCTCGTAGCTTCTGCTGCGTATCATAACAACTCTATTCATCTTAACGTGTGTAATGCTGGTGATGGTGATAGGGATATCATAGACAATCTAAGTTCTAGATACCACAAGATCTCTGAATGGCCTCATAGTGATTTCACTTGGAGTATGTCAACTCCAATGATTAATGTGAGGGATGAAAACGTCAGACGTGATACTCACTGGCCAGATATGGAACGCACAGCGTATGCGTGTGACAGATTCCTTACAGCTTCCGTGCTTATTGAAAGCCATAAGGAAGATTTCCTTATCATCGATACCGATTGTTTGGTGATGCAGCATATTGAACCTATTCACGATGATCAAGTAGGATTGTTTCTGCGCGAACCTTTGCCAGGTGTTCAAGGATGGGAAACTCAGGGAACGCGAGTAGCTGCTGGCGCTGTGTTCGTTTCGCAAGAGGCATTACCTTTTCTAAAGAGTGTTGCTGAACGTATCAGGAAAGGTCCTGTAAAGTGGTTTCTAGATCAGGTGGCTCTCAATGAAGCTTATCAGGAACATATGGGTGACTATCGCTTTAGATATTTCGACGAGCAATTTATGGACTGGGAGTTCGTGGAAGGAACTACGATCTGGACTGGTAAGGGTCCACGCAAGTATGACAATCCTATATATCTCACGAAGAAAAATTACTACGATAGGATGATCCGATGAGATATTTCTACTACAATATAACTGATCCACTAACAGATTATAAATGGGTTGAATCTGTATCAGAGGAACAAATTCTTGATTGGGATTGGGCTGATTGGTTGCGTAGTGAACGCAAAAAAACAAACCCAAAAGAACTAACAAAAGAAAACTGTATCAATGATTGGGTCATTTTGAATAGCGCATGGGAGAATATGTGATGAAAATGAACGAGCGTATCACAGAACTTTCTATGGAAGCAGAAACTTAT